CTAAGACGTCATTGTCTAATGTAGCAACTGCTGTTGCTGCTTCACGAGTAGAACACTCATAAATCTTAGATAGGGCCTCTACTAATTCAATTGTAGGTTGTTTCATTTTTGATTTTATATATTTTAACCAAACATTTTGTTTAGGTAATAAACCACAATATACTGTATAGTATTTTTTCTTATCAGTATAAGGGATGGTTTGAACATAATTTATTAATTCAATAAAGGGTTGATGCATAGATAAAAAACGATTAACCATATAAGGATTAAAGGACTCCTTCTCCTTATCGGTGAAGGAGTCCCAATCGCGTTTTTTACCTGTCAGTTCCTTTAACCAATCAAATAGTGTCATAATCCTCTCTAAGTTCAGGTGGTAAGGTATCCTTTAAGATTTTACCTGTAGCACCATCATAAAAGATTGGAATGGGCATAATAGCATCTTCATCACCACCTGTAATAAAGCGAGATACTTTTCTAAGGATTACTCCTTGTTTCCAAATATCCTTACCTTCAGGGGTTGGTAAAGCTGTTGTTTTACCCAAATCAATTTGGGGTTGTTGGGGGGTCATTTCTGATTTCTTCATAATCTATTTCTTTAATTTCATTACAAAAGTAATATAAGTTATCTTTTTTTAATACTGTATCACAATTCCAATACTGTTTAAGGATATCAGCATCTATTTTAGGTGTTTCTCTTACTGTAAGATACAATAAAAATTTTCTGTCTCCAAATTCTATGATGTCTTTATATAACAACTTTTCCAGAGCTTTCAAGCAGTTTAGCAATACATGCCATCACGTTAATTTCCTTATCGATTCTGAAATTTGAGTGGTACATATATTCTTCAATAATAATAATTGCTTCAGCAGGCCGTGATGTATATTCGTCCATACGTTCATATAGCGTTTTATACAGCGATTCAAAATCATTTACATTAGAGTCGGCGATGACTTGTCTGATTTGCTTAAATGACTTTTTATTAGGTAATAATTCAATTACTTTATCAACATAATTGGATGATACAAGTGTTTGTTTATCTAATTCTAACTCACCATCTTTAGAAGACATTTGACATACATTAAGCATTTTACGTACATCAGGGTAGTATTGATTGACTAAATCTTTTAAATGGTCCGTACTATGTTGTATGTTTTCTTTAGATAAAACACTAAAAATATGCTTTGCTACATCTGCTTTACTAGGAGGTACAATTTTAAGTACTTGACAACGTGATTGAAGTGGATCAATAATACGTTCCACATAATTACAAGTTAAAATAAATCGTGTACTCTTAGAAAAAGTTTCAATAACATTTCGGAGTGAAGCTTGAGCCTGGATTGTTAGAAAATCGGCCTCATCTAAAATAACCACTTTAAGGGGTTTAAACGACATAGTACTAGCAAATCCTGATACTTTATCTCTAATAGTTTCAATGCCTCTTTCATCTGAAGCGTTAATATAGAGGTAATCGCAATTAAGGTTTTTAACTAATAATTTAGCGAGTGTAGTTTTACCTGTACCTGCAGGGCCATAAAAAATCATATTGTTCATATCATTTGTAGATATGTACTTAGCCATAACACCCTTAAGATGTTCATTCCCAATATAATTTTCTAAAGTAGTTGGTCTATAAGCCTCAACCCATAAACTGTTATTTGTAGCCATCTCCATAAAAATCGAATGTTTTGATTGGTTCGGGTTTAATTTCTACTTCTACTCTAGCAACTGAATATAAAGCACTTCCAATAGGATCTAGATAAAAAGCAGCATTGAATTGTGTTTTTTTAAAATATGCCTCTAGTGTCTCAGTTAGTGTAGAATGTACTACGCTAGGCTCATCGACGAGAGCCCACCTGTCTCCAGGTGGGACTCTCTTTGCGATGAGTTGCTTTTGTTCTACTGTTTCAAATTCAGACATTACCTAAATTTAAAACATTCCAGGCATACCTCCTAGTTGAGGTTCGTCTGATTTTTCTGATGGCTTGTTTACTACAGTACATTCTGTTAATAGAATAGTACCAGCAATTGAAGCAGCATTTTCAAGAGCACATCTTGTAACCTTGGTAGGATCGATAATTCCCGCTTTGAGGAAATCTTCATACTTACCGTTTTTAAGATTATAACCCATGTTATGGTTTTCACTTGAAGTAGTAGTAAATTCAATTTGATGAACATTTTCTACCCCAGCGTTTGTCAAAATCTGTTGAAATGGTTTACGTAACGCTGCACACATGATATCACAACCCAATTGTTGGTCATCATTTGTTACTTCACAACTAGCATTTATGCTTGAGCGGAGTAATGCTACACCACCACCAGGGATAATACCCTCTTGGATAGCAGCTTGAGTTGCTTGGAGAGCATCATCAACACGATCCTTCTTTTCACTCATTTCAGTTTCAGTGTTTCCACCTACATGAACTACTGCTACACCTCCTGTCATTTTAGCTAAACGCTTTTGTAGCTGTTCAGTTTCAAATGGTGAAGATGAGTTTTCAATTTGACGTTGGAGTGATTCACAAAGATTTTGAATAGCATCTTCTTCACCAGCACCATCTACAATTGTAGTAGTTTCTTTAGTAACTGTAGCTGTACGACATTCACCCAACCAATCAAGGTTAAATTTATCAAGCTTCATACCTTTATCTTTATCAATTACCTGCCCACCCGTAAGAATAGCCATATCTTGCATAAGTAAAGTACGACGCTCACCAAAATCAGGTGCCTTAACAGCACAAACATTAAGTGTACCTCTCATCTTATTAACAATAAGGGTAGCAAGCGCTTCACCATCAATATCTTCAGCAATAATAAGAAGTGATTTTGCTTGTGAAGATAGGTTTTCAAGGAGTGGAAGCAAATCCTTTACTGTAGTGATTCTACCATTATAAAATAAAATAGCAGTATCTTTGAGTTGGGAACTCATTGTATCGTTATCAGTTACAAAATAAGGTGATTTAAAACCACGATCAAATTGTAAACCTTCTACAGTTTCAAGATAAGTTTCACCAGTACGTGATTCTTCAATGGTAACTACACCATCACGTCCTACTTTTTCCATAGAGGTTGCAATCAACTCTCCAATTTCCTCATCATTATTAGCTGAAATGGTAGCTACTTGGCGAAGTTGGTCTTCACTTGAAATGTCTTGAGAAAGTTCTCGTAGGAAATTAACATGTGCTTTAACACACTTATCCATTCCACGTTTAATTTCTACAATATTATGTCCTTTGTCACTATAACGTGAAGCAGCATTTACAATTTCACGAGCTAACAAAGTTGAAGTTGTAGTACCATCACCTGCCTGGTCAGCAGTTTTAATTGCTGCTTGCTTAAGCATTTGTGCTCCTACATTTTCAACTTGATCCTCAAGTTCAATTGATTTTGCAACTGTTACACCATCTTTAGTACTCTGAGGTACACCTTGATCTTGTTGAATGACTACGTTTCGTCCATTAGGACCTAAAGTTGTTACAACGGCATCTGCTAATTGGTTAATACCTTTAATTAGCTTTTTTCGGGAATCATCCCCATAATTAATTACTTTACTCATTTTTCAATTACTGCTAAAATTTGATTTTCTTGACAGATTAAATATTCCTCACCCATATAGTCCATTGTGGTAGGACCCATTTGGGGAAGCAATACAACATCTCCTATTTGAATTGTGGTTTCAATAAAGTGACCCATCTGATGAGTTCCAGGACCAACAGATACGACTTCACCTTTAATATTCTTTTCTTTACCCATATCAGGAACTACAATGTTGCCGTGAACACTTTCCTCTTCTTCAATGGGTTTTACAATTACGGCGTTAAATAATGCTTTTACCATTACATAAAATTTTCGTTAAATTTGTTTAAAATTGATTTATATTGTTTGATATATTCTTTAATACTATCATATGACTGACCCTTCATTGTGTTGTCAGCAATTTTTTTAAGTGCTCCTCCAATCTCACCAAAATGACCAATACATGATTCATAAGGTGTACCGCTACTGGGGACGATGGTTTTGTATGCTGAGTAATTATACTCATCAATAACAATGTAATAATCTCCTAACAATGGATCTTTTAGATATTCCATAACTCTTAAAAATAAATTAAATTAAGCTCAGCTGCCACCGCAACCTTACCCTGTAAATATACGAATGAATCTTCAGGACTCCAAGCGTTTTTTACTTAATTTTAATTGCTTTTGGTTTTGATTCTTTAGTTAGGGGGAGGAAAATTTTCAATAATCCATTAAGCATCTCTGCTTCGATTTTTGATAAGTCAAATTTAGGAGCGATTTTATATCCTAAGCTAAATGACTTTTTACTTAAACCATGATAAATGTATCCCGAATAATCTTTAGGGTCAGATTCTTCAGGTTTATCATATGAGATATTTAATATATCTCCTTCAGTTTTAAGTTGGATATCATCCTTAGTTAAACCAGTACAAGCAATCTCAAAATAGAGACCGTCTTCGTTATAGTAAATGTTTAAAGGATGGGGTTGTTTTGAATTTAAAGCAGGAGCAAATGCTTCATCTGCTTTGAAAAGATTTCGATATAAAATATCGAATGGGGTGTGTTCATTGAATAATGTACTCATATCATTTTAATTTGTGAGTGCCTTAGCTACTCGGGTTAATAAATTTTTATAACTTAGATGTCCTGAAGGTTCACCTATGTTTATTATACGTATTTAATAATCTGCTTTTCGTACAACGAAGTATGTAGTATTAATGCCTTCATCTTCTGCTGTAAAAACTAAACGGAGCAAACCATCATCTACAAAACTCAAATGACATTCATCTGATGTTTTATTAGCATTGAATATTTCTCTAAGCATTTCGCTGTTAAAAGGAATTTTATTATCTTCCCTAACATCATCTCCAAATTTAGCATTAGTGTGAAATTCTACTTTATTAGAAAATTCCATACGTTCACCAAATACAAATTTAATAATAGGGGTATCAATAGTATCCCTAGTAGCAGCTAATGTTACTATTTCATTTCCTTGAATTGAAGCAGCTGCCCTAACAAATGTGTTAAAATCCTCATTCTCAAGAGTTGCTTGTACCTTCCATTCAACATTTTCATCTACTTCACCTACCTTATGGATCATAAGAGGATCAGCTAATGAATAATTAATAGAAGCATTATTATCCTGGATAGTAAGTTTGGTTAATACTTTATTAGTTTTAGAAGCATCAAGCATTAAATCACCAGCTAATACATTTAGCAACCTATTAAGTTGTGTTGTATTAAAAATAGCCATTTCACCCTCGTTAACCATAGAAAAACTATCACAAGATAGTCTACCAATCATATCCTTAGTAGGGGCCATAAAATCAATATTAAGTTTACCATCCTTGACTTTCCATTTAACAGATTCTACTTTACCCCCAAGATAGTACTTAGAGATAATTGATTGTAATTTATTTTTTGTTATCATTGGAATTGAAAGAATTTATTAATATTAGGGTTCAAATTAAGTGTCCAACCAAGATCTGTATAGAAATTTTCTAATTTAGATTGTAATATAGTTTCAAATGATTTTCTTCTATC